CCACCGTAGGAATCCTCAGGTTGGGCAATCACAAAACAATTTGACAGCGACTGGACTTGGTTAGGATTACCAATTGCGGACATCGGAGAGCCCTGGGGGATTAGGTACTTGAAACCTGTTAACAGCCCGTAGATCTCGTCCTCGGAAATGGGATTGGGATATGTTGATTCGATTCTGGCTAACTCCTTCGCTATTCGGTGGTGCATCTCATCGGGTGACTTCTCAATGAAATCGCCGTCAGGCACCCTGAGCAGGTACTTTGTGACGACATCAGCTGCTAGGCTGTCTCCGTTGAAATACTTCAACGATGCTTCAATTACTTCGTTCTTTTTATGCATTAATTTTCCTCATTTTCTGCTAGGACTTCCTTGAACTTTTTGGAAAGCAAATCGTGCAGCTCGCTTTTCTTTTGGGACGAGACTTCGTCTAGCGTCAATGCAGTCTCGTCCAAAATTTCGAACCTGGACATCGAAGTGTCAATGCTTACCGGGAAGACGATACCGTCCTTACCTGCACGGTTTTTGGCAATAAAGAGCCTTCCGAATCCTGAGGCTTTTTCTGAGGCTTTGCGGGACAGACTGACAACCACATCCGCAACCATTGCTTTGCCATAAGCTTCTGACATGTTTTCAAGACCGACAACATTTGCTTGTGCGCTCTCCCGGTTGGCCTGCGAGGCCGTCCAAATTGGAATTTCCAGTTCCATTGCAAGATTTCTGAGCTCTTCGTAAACTAATTTCAGTTCGTGCCGAAGTGAATCGTAGGCCCTGGAAGATTTCATGATGTCGGCATAATCAATTATGACCACATCGGGTTTGAAACCTTTCAGTTGCAACTTTTCAATGTGATTGCGAACTGTCATGACAGTCGCAGAACCCGTGGGGTATTCTTTGATGATTAGTTTGCCCAGCTTTTTGCTCTTGTAAGTGTCAACTACCGCGTCCTTGTGGTCACGGACTTCGTTAGAAGGCATACCGCAGAGGTTGGAGTCGTAACGGATGCCGACTGCGTGCTCGGTGAGCTCGAAGGTGTAGTGAAGGACATTCTTGCCCTGCCTCATTGCGTTGGCACCGATGGCGACCAACCAGTGCGAATTGTGAGAAAGCAGTCCGTTCGTCATGAAAGAGTGACAAGTTTCCACCTGCATGTCGTAAAGAATCTGTTTAGCGGGTTTTGCAATTTTCTCTACGAGTTTTGGTGAGTTACTGTGCGCGACAACGGTTTCACCGATTTCTAGATCAGAAACGTAAGTCCAGTCTCCACGTGTCATCGACATCACACGGTGCTTCTCGGCAGCCTCTAGCTCGACACCGTTGTCAAATTTTAGCAAGACGGTGGCGAGCGGCTCGGTCGTCCTGAACCCTTCGATTCTGTAAAAGTCGTCAAATGAGAGGACTTCAATGTCCCAGCTGTTGAGCAGCTCGTTCTCAGGCCGAATTTCAATGAAGAGTTCATCGAACAGTTGCGACAGGGTCACATCGCGAACCGTCTCAGAAAACTGAATGTCAAGCATGCAAAATTCCTACAGGTGATGTATTGTCAATCTTACGCGAGACTCCTCGCTCAGCGACTGTTTTGTTCCTCAAAGACCCAGGTGCCTTCAATCCTTTTTCATCCTGTTGCCATTTTTCTTTTGCGTTCATGCACAGCCTTCAATTGTAATCTTTGACTTTTCACTTGTTTGGATCACAACGCCAAAAGTCGTGTAAATTAATTTCATCAGAGAAGTTCATCATTTTCTGTGATGTCCCTGGCGAAAATTTCTCCTCGCTTAGTTCGAATTTTTTCCCAAGGCTTGTGACATTTTCCATTGATGGTGACTTCCATGTGCCTAATTTTGACGACAGTGTCACTAGCGCAGCATTTGCCCACACCGGTGTTGGCCACCACCACAGCAATCTCGCCGCGGCCGAGGCCTCCCTGAAAAATGTCCTTCTCGTCCAGGCGTTTGAAACCTGTCGGAATGGCGTGGCGGTTGACTTTGACGAAACGGGCTTCAATGTCATCGAAAAAGCTGTGACCTGTCGTGTTTGGCATTCCGACCGAGACCGCCTTCTTCATCAGGTCGACCACTTGTTCAAAGTTTTCGCCCTGGATGAGGTCCACTGCCTTTTCCAAGGCTTCCTTGAAGGCCTGCTTCTTGCAAAAGTCGAGAGTCTTTTCCTTGACATAGGCAATGTCACCTGGGAACGGGTTTGTCTTCACACGGACAAGGAACTCCACCACCTGGTCTCGAAGAATAACATCACTTCCTTCTGACAGGTCTTCCTTGATGATAGTGATGAGGAGTCCCAGTGTTGGGAAGCTTTTGTACTTGTTGTAGTAGCTGAAATACCTGTCGGAAAGGAACTTCAGGTAATCTACATCAAAAAAAGTGGGATTCATCACCTCCACCATCTGTGCGGCCCAGGCGGTGTCTCCCAACAGTCCTTGAAAAATTTTCTCTTGAAACTGCTTGCCGAAATTTGAGAACATCTGGCTTTTTACGACATCTGTCATAGAACTGACGCCTTGATTGATGTGAAAGTTAAATTGATATCAATGTCTCTGAGCCCCTCCTTTTGAAGGACTCGTAACAGGCTAATTTTATTCGGTTCGGGATGAGGTGTTTCAAGCTGGTGTTCTATTTTTTTGACTTGGTCACCGTTGAGCCTCGACACATCGAGGTGCATCAGCTTCCAATTTTTCCTGATGTGTTCCTCATTCTTTACGATTTCCTTGAACAACGACACATTCGAACCCAGCATTTGATTTTTGGCACTTTCAATCACCTGCCCTACGCTAACGTGACATTCGTCACCAAGTTCTGGGAACCTTTTCAACAGGGTCTTGAACCCAGCCCCCTTGATGCCAGGTATTGCGTCGGAATCGTCACCGGTGAAACACCTGGCCGTGACGAGATTTTCTGGGTAGCACCCATATTTTTCTTTCACTTCGTTTCTGTCAATCAACTTCTTTTGATTGAGAGACCACTGGGACACTCTGTTGTCAATCAGCTGGTAGAGATCTTTGTCAGATGAGACAGTCACGATCTTGGATTCGGAAAATTTGTACTTACAGATGTAACTAATGACATCGTCAGCTTCAGTTTCCTTGACATAGACCTGATTGATTGGAAGACTTTTTAACGCCTCCACAGTCAGGGACAGTTGGTTAGTGTGGTTCTCGTGAGTGTCAGGAATGTCATCTCCGTAATAACGGTTAAGGCTTCTGGGCCGACTTCCTCCCTTGTAAGTTCCACCGCTGATTGCCATTCTCTTCTGGTTTCCACCGGATTCCCAGACAACAATCACTTTGCTGGGCCTGAAGTGCATGCACAGTGGACCGATGGATTTTAGAAATCCTACAAAACCACCAACTGGTTCACCGTGCTCTGACATTGTAGGGTTGGCACAAAAGTGCCTCATGAAACAGTTAAGTTCATTCAAAGTCCATCGAAGACCAGAATAGGTCTATCGATGGACGCTCCTGTATTTATTGATGGCATTGTATCACCCCTTCGAGACTTTTGAGCGCTTCTTCACCGGCTTCAGACAATGTAACGACTTCTTCGTAAGATTCTTCGTCAATATTAACACCTGCCGGTGTAAATAACATCCTGGTCATGGCTCTGTCAAACAAAGGATCAACCCACTGTGCACTTTCTTTCAGAACATTCTGAAAATCGCTCTTGTAAAACTTTTTTTGGTAAATGACTTCACCCGTCTTCGAATCCACGACATTGAGGTGTTTCCATGGGCCATTGCCCTCAATTTTCAAAAGTTTTCCATCCTTTTCCAGGGGTCCTAAATCTTCACAGGACGCACGAATGACATCGAACATCTGTTCGTGTTCGACAATTCCCTTTCCAAAGTGAATCTCAAAATTGCAAGACCTGAAGGGTGGAGCAACCTTGTTCTTGATTGTCGTTGCTGAGACATTGATGCCGATAGCATCGCCCTTTGCGTTCTTGAGCTGCTGTCCTGCACCGAGCTTGATTCTAACTGACGCATGAAATGGAATGGCTCTGCCACCTGGCACAGTTGTGGGGTCACCGTACATCACACCGATGGCGGTCCTGATCTGATTGAGACAAATTAACAGGACATTCTGGTTTGCAATCACACCTGTGATCTTGCGCATTCCCTTGGAAATGGCG